TGATATCACAAGTGTAGGTATTGGAACTTCTCACTGTTTTAATGCTGTTAATCAGAATAAAAAGGCATTAGTATCAATAGATAATATTCTTCAATCTCCGATTGTTTCAACTGCCGTAACTACACATTTAGCAGATCAAGTATTTACTATTAGTGATCTTATAGAGTTCGCAGGAATTACATCATTCTTTGGTGGTGACTTAATTAAGATCGGTAATGAAATATTAAGAATTGATGCTATAGGTTCTGGAGGAAATAATAATCTTATTAAGGTTAGGAGACCTTGGGCTGGAACTGCATTAGCAGGATATGGTACAGGAACTGTAATTACTAAAGTATCTGGTAATTATAATATTGTTGATAATACAATAAACTTTGTAGAAGCACCTTATGGTAATGTTCCTTTAAGTACTTCTACAAATCCACCAGATTCAAGAGATTGGGTAGGAATTGCAACTGGATCTAGTTTTGAGGGAAGAACATTTATGCGTTCTGGTGTCCCAGATACTGCAAATGAACCATATTGGAGAAACTATATTTTTGATAGTATTTCTTCTCAGTTTAACGGACAAAAATCTGAGTTTACTTTAGAATCTAATGGATCTAATATTTCAGGAATTGTTACTGATACTGCAATCGTTCTTGTTAATGATGTGTTCCAAACTTCAGGAGCAACTAATGAATTTACAATAACAGAAGATCCTACTGTTGGTGTTACAACAATTTCATTTACTGGTACTGGAAGTTCAACTTCTGACGTAAATGTAGGAAATCTTCCTAAAGGTGGAATAATAGTTTCTGTTGGATCTAGTGAAGGTTTTGGATATCAACCTTTAGTTGCAGCAGGTGGTACTGCTACGGTTTCTGCTGGTGGTACTGTTAAATCTATTAGTATTGGTAATACTGGTTCTGGTTATAGAGCAGGTATTCAAACAGTTAATGTTGGCATACAAACTCTAAGTCGAGATGGTACAAATATAATTGGAATAGGAACAGCACAAATTACAACTGGTAATATTACAGGAATTGCTGTTACCAATATGGATCATCTTTTCTACTCACCTAGAAAAGTTGCAAATGTTGGATATAGTTCAGTTACTGGTATTTCTACAATAACAACACAAACTGATCATGGATTATCAGTAGGTGATGAAGTAAGACTTTCTGGTATTGCATTCACTTGTGATTATGCACCTAGACTTGGTATTCACACTGCAGTCTATGATAATGTTTCTGGTATTATGACAGTTACGACTGCTGTTGGGCATGGATTATCAACTAGTGGTCAGAAGAGTGTTGTTATCTTTACTGGACTAGCATTTACATGTGGTTTAGATGGTGGAGCATCTACTCATTACTATCCAAGAGGTCAAGATTCCGCATATCATACTGCAGTTAAGATTACTAAGGATGGTGCTAAGAAGACACTATCAGATGCAGTATATAATCCCAATACAGGTATTATGACTTGCACATCTGCTAGTCATGGGTTCTCTAATGGAGATAAAGTTAAATTTGCACTTAATTCTCTAACCTTTACTTGTGATAAAGATTCTCATGAAAGTTTGCATACTTATCCTAGAGAATCGGATACTATTGCTGGACAATGGATAACAGTTTCTAATGTAACTACAAATACGTTTAGAGTTAATGTTCTTCCTGTAGCACCTTCCACTAATACGGGTGTTCATACATTTGTAAGAGCACTTGCAGATGGACTTACTCATAATGACGGAGACATCGCAATTGATGTAGGATATGCTGCTAATAGTGATCAATTCACTCATCAGTTTGTATCTGCTACTTCAGGTGCTGTAGTTGTTGGTGGTTCATATCCTCACAGGTATGTGGGTTCAGTAAATGGTGCTGTTATTAGTGGTGGTGAATATACACATTCATTTGTGAGTGCTGGTGTTGGAAGTGTTTCCGTAACTGGTATAGGTACTACAACTGCTACTGATGCAACATATAATGCTACAACTGGAAACTTAGTTCTTACTATCCCTTCTCATGGTCTTTCCGATAGTGATACTATTGGAATTGCTACGGGATCTATCGTATTCACTTGTGGGATGGATAGTTATACAACTAACAAGTCATATCCTCGTTCAACAGATCCTATTGCAGGAGTTACTACTACAATTACAGGATATACAGAAAATACTATTACGGTTTATGTTGGAACTTCTGCAACAGCAACTCATAACGTTACAGATGCTACTTATAATGCTGATAATGGAAACTTAGTTCTTACTATTCCTTCTCATGGATTGTCTGCAGATACTAGTGTAAGGTTAAAGCAAGATAGTTTGAAGTTTAGATGTGAAATGGATGATTATGCAACAATTCATACTTATCCAAGATATACTGATCCAGGATTTAGTACTGCTATTAATATTGATTCCAAAACTGCTAATACCATTACTATTAATGTTGGTACATCTAAGACTGCTAATTATAGTATTTCTACTGCTGTATATAATGCTTCTGTTGGAATATTAACAGTAAGTGTTGGTGCTGGTCATAGTCTCCTTACAGGACAAAGTATTGGAATAAAAACTGAATCTCTATACTTTAGATGTTCAAGAGATAGTTATGCAACTGTCCACAGATATCCTAGAAAACCTGATCCTTACTATACAGGAACAACAGTTAGTGCTGTTGGTGTAGGAACAACAACCTTTGAATGTAATATTGGTGTTTCCACCGTTCCTACTTTCTATGTTGGATTTGGTTCCGTTCAATCTGCAATCTTAGCTCCTAGATTGAATAACAATTCAGATAGTAAGTTTGATGTTGCTGCAAATGGAAGTGAAATCTTACGTGTTGTTAATAGTAAGACATTTGAAACTCAAACTGGAATATCTACTAGAAATCATCTATATGCTAGAGGTGGTGTGGTAAATGGATTTAATAAAGTAGTCTTTGATGATCCATTATCTTATAGTAATATTCCTTTAGAATATAGTGATACATCTGCTGGAATTGGAACAAATGCTACAATCGATGTGGTTGTTGGTCAAGGTTCTAGTGTTATTAGTTTCACTATTCAAAATACTGGTAGTGGATATGCTAACCTTGAGAAACTAACTGTTCCTATTGGTGGTACTACAGGTATTCCAACTGATCCAAGCAAAACTTTCACAGAGTTTGTAGTTGATATTGAAAGAATCTTTAGTGATGAGTTTACTGGATGGTCTGTTGGTCAATTGGAAGTTCTTGATAATATTGAAAGATATATTGATGGAAGTAAAACTAATTTTGAATTGACACTTAATAATGCCTCTATTTCAATTGTTGCTAAGAAAGGATCGAAGATTGATGTTCAAGATGTACTTTTAGTATTTGTTAATAACATCCCTCAAGTTCCTGGTAAAGGATACAAATTCCCTGGTGGTAGTGTAATCACATTTACTGAAGCACCTAAGATAGGTGATACAATTGAAATTATTTTTTATAAGGGAACTGGTGGTCAAGACGTTGTTGAAAGAAAGATTATAGAGACTGTCAAACCAGGTGATGACTTAACTATTGGACGTTTAATATCTCAAGATAATTGGTTGCAAGAAGTTGCTAGAGTTCCTATTAGTGTAGATTCTACAGATCGTGTTTCTACTCCACCATATTACGGTCCAGGTAATAGTAGTGATTCATCTTTAGAAAGACCAATTAATTGGTGTAGACAAACTGAAGATAAGATTATTAATGAAAAAGGTGTAGGTAAAGATAGAGAACTCTATGAACCTGTTATCAATCCTTATTCACCTATTATCAAATCCGTTGGAATAGGATCAACAGTCATCTATGTTGAAAATGCAAGACCATACTTTGACCCACAGGATGAAGTTAATCAACTTCCTGAATTATTAGTAGACAGTGATTTTACTTTCCAAAAGAAAGTTAAGTTTGCTTCTCAAGAGGATAAGATTGGTGCTGCTGGTACTGCAATAGTATCTGGTCTTGGAACAATTTCTTCTGTTGCTATTTCAACTGGTGGTGTTGGTTATAGTACTGCTATGGTTAGTTTTGCTACAACATCATTAGGTGGAAAGGAAGTGGGTATTGGTTCAACATCTACTACTGCTTTTGGAACTCCTATAATTGGTTCTGCTGGTACTATAACTGGTATTGCAATTACAAGTGTTGGTGCTGGATATACATCATCTAATCCACCAGCAGTTCTTATAAGTCCTCCAACAATATCTGAAGAGGAAAATAAGGTTGACTACTATCAAGGTGACTCTGGTATTATAGTTGGATTTGGTACTACTACAATAGGAGCTGGTTCAACCAATTATCAGTTGATATTTGATTTACATATTCCTCTCACATCAGATCTAAGGGATTCTAGTATTGCTGGAACTGCAGTTACTATTAGTGGAATATCTACAGGTGACTTCTTCGTTGTTAACAACTCTACAGTTGGTAGTGCAACTACATCAATAAATTCTGTGGACACAGGTGGTGCTGTTATTGGAGTAGGAACTCAGTTCCTAAATAACGTTTATGAAGTTAACAATTTTGAAATAGTTCAATCTCCTACTGGAGTTGGAACTACGGGTGTTGGAATAGGCACAACTCATCTTAATAGGGTGTTTGTGAAAGTTACCAACTTCAATACTTGGAGTGGACAATGGCCATCCTTTAGTGGTGCTGGAATCCAAACTGGTAATTATTTTGGAGCATATAGTTGGGGTAAAATTAATTTAACCTCAAGATCTGAAAGTATTGCTTATAACGCATATACTTTAGGTGGAACAGGTGGAATTTCTACTTCTACAGTAGTAAGAAGATCTGAATCACTTAAATATAAGGATTATAGAACTCCTTGATCAAATCATTAATAAATAAAGAAAAATCTCTGTCCAAATGGCTGCTATAATAACTGATCAGATTAGAATATTGAATGCGAAGAATTTTATTGCTGGAGTAACTTCTAGTACTAATGCTTATTATTCTTTTGTTGGATTAACAAATCCTACTGATATTGCAACTGATTGGAATACAACTCCACCCTCCCCCAAAGATAGTTTTTCAGAAGAAACTGACTATTGGGATAATATGATTGCGTTGAAGAAAATAAATTCTGCAGATGCAAAACAAGTTGCTATGAAAAGGGTGTGGTCGTCTGGTACTACTTACGACATGTATCGGGGAGATTATAGCAGAACAAATACTGCTCCAGTCTCAGGTGCAACAAATTTATATAATGCAACATATTACGTTATAAACAGTGATTATAGAGTTTATGAATGTCTTCAAAATGGTACAGATCCTGATAATCCTAATGGTAGACCATCTTTAGATGAACCGACATTTACTGATCTAGAACCAAGATCTGCTGGAAGTAGTGGTGATAATTATATTTGGAAATATCTTTATACAATTAAACCATCTGATATTGTAAAGTTTGATTCTACAGACTTTATGCCTGTTCCTGCAGATTGGGAAACAAGTAATGTTAATGCGGCAGTAAGAGACAATTCAGTAGATGGATCAATTAAAATAGTAACGGTTACTAATAGGGGAGTAAGTATTGGTCCTGTAGGTGGTACTGAATATCGTAATGTTCCTATTAAAGGGGATGGATCGGGGGCAGAATGTACTATTACAACCACTAATGATCAGCAAGTTGATACTATAGTTATTTCTAAACAAGGGTCTGGATATACTTTTGGTAGTGTTGATTTAGAAGCTGGTTCTGTTCCTACTGGAAGCACTAGACCTTTATTTGATGTTATTATTCCACCCCAAGGTGGTCATGGGTATAATATTTACAGAGAGTTAGGTGCATATAACGTTTTACTATATTCTAGAATTGAAAATGATAATGAAAATCCTGATTTTATAACTGGTAACGATATAGCAAGAGTTGGTGTGGTATGTAATCCTCAACAATATGGTTCAACAGCACTTTTAACTGGAGATAAAGCAAGTGCTCTTGGTGCTTTAAGATTAACTGGAACTGGATATAGTTCTGCTACGTTTACATCAGATTCTTATGTTACACAAACTATTGCTACAGGGTCAACTGCTGTAGGAAGAGTTGTTAATTATGATCAAACCACAGGAGTATTGAAATATTGGCAAGATAAAACTTTAGCTGGTTTTAACACCGTTGGAACAGCAGTAACAAATCCTGAATATGGATTTAATAGAAATGCCTTTACTGCCTCCCCTAGTACTGGGGGAAGTGTAGAAGTTGTTCCTTCATCTGGATCTACTTTAGAAATTGATACTGGGTTTACAGGTCTCTCTACCTCTCTAAATAATAGAACATATTATCTTGGTCAAAGTTTTATTGAAGGTATTGCTAACCCAGAGGTTAAAAAATACTCAGGAAATATTATTTACGTTGACAATAGACCATCTATTACTAGGTCTACAAACCAAAAAGAAGATATCAAAATAGTTTTGCAGTTCTAAAAAATCATGCCACAGCAAACCAACTTAAATGTAGCTCCATATTTTGATGATTTTAATCAAAATGATGATTTTTATCGGGTTTTATTTAAGCCAGGATATCCTGTTCAAGCTAGAGAGTTAACAGCTCTTCAATCAATACTGCAAAATCAAATTGAAAAATTTGGTCAACACTTTTTTAAAGAAGGTGCAAAGGTAATACCTGGCAATACGGGATATAATAGAATTTATTATGGTGTTCAACTTAATAACAATTACCAAGGAATTCCAGTAACTGCATATGTTGATCAATTAATTGGTACAAAAATAACAGGACAAAAATCTGGTGTTAGTGCTGTTGTAGATAAAGTTTTATTTCCTGAAGATTCTGAAAGAGGTCAACTTACCATTTATTTGAATTATCTTACTTCAAATACTGGAGATAATTCTACTCAGGTATTTTCTGATGGGGAAGAATTAACATGTTCAGAAATAATAACTTCAGGATTATTGGGTAATACTGCAATTGCATCTGGTTCTCCATTTGCTCTTACTTTAGCAAATAATGCAGCTATAACTGGATCTTCTTTTCAAATTCAAGAAGGTGTATATTTTGTTCATGGTCAGTTTTGTAGAGTAAATCAAGAAACTCTTATTCTTAATCAATATGATTCTGGACCTTTATATCGTGTTGGATTATTTGTAAATGAAGAAATAATTAATTCAGATATTGATGAAACTTTAAATGATAATTCTCAAGGATTTAATAATTTTTCTGCTCCAGGTGCTGATAGATTAAGGATTACTCTTAGTCTTTTCAAAAAACCATTAGATGATTATGATGATAATAGTTTTGTTGAATTAGCAACTATTGGAACTCCTAGCGAACCAGGAGTATTGAGAACTAAAAGAAGTAGTTCTGGTGGAGCAGCTGCTGTCGGTGGAGGTGGTGGAGGTGGTCCATATTCATCTAATTTTGATTTAACCGATACTCTTGCAAGAAGAACTTATGATGAGAGTGGTAATTATGATGTCAAACCTTTTGATGTTACTCTTTTAGAATCTTTAAATGATAATATTGGAAATAGGGGAGTATATAAGGCTGGTCAGTTTACATCAGGTGGAGAAACTCCAACTAATGATTTAGCACTATACAAACTATCTCCAGGTAAAGCTTATGTTAAAGGATATGAACTTGAAACTGTAAATCCTACATTCCTTGATGTACCTAAACCAAGAGATGTAAAAACTTTAACGGAACAATCAATAAATTATAATACTGGTCCAACACTTAAGATAAACAGTGTCTTTAGAACTCCGACAGTAGGTATCGGTAGTACATATGTTCTAAGTTTAAGAGATGAAAGAGTTGGTGTTAACTCAGAAACTGTTTCTGGTAAAGAAGTTGGTCTTGCTAGGGTATATGATTTTAGACTTGAATCTGGTACTTATGAAGTTGCTGATGCGGATAAACAAAAAAATCAGTGGGATCTTGCATTATATGATGTACAAACTTTTAGTGAAATAGAATTAAATCAATCTATTACACAATCTATTCCTGCTTTTGTTGAAGGAAAGGAGAGTGGTGCTACTGCTTTTCTTGTAAATTCTGTTAGTGCTGGAGTAGCTTTAACAGTATATGAAAAAAATGGTAATTTTATTACAGATGAACAATTAATAATTAATGGAATTGATAATGGAAGAACTGCAATAGGTATTACTGATTATACTATTTCTGATGTTCAATCTGTTTATGGAACTGATGATAATACTATTGGTATTAATACTTTTAGTGCAAACATAATTCCATCTACTTTATTTAATGTGGGTGTTGCTACTGTTGGAGTAGATAGTGGATCTTTAGGAACTAAAGTACAAAGTACTAATCCAAATTTCCCAGGTATTACAACTATTGGTAATCTTATTTCATATAGTGATCTTGCGGTATCTGAAGATCCTATTTTAGCAAGAGTAATTAGTGTAGATGCAACTTCTGCAACAGTTGTTGGTGTTACAACAGTTGCTGGAGTATTTAATGGTGGATTACCTACTCCTGCTACTGGTGTTGCTTCTGATTCATATAAATCAGTAAGTGATTTAAAAGTTTTAGCAACTCAATTAGATACTTCTAGTGATAATACACTATACACTAGACTTTCTAAGAGAAATGTAGATAATGTTGATTTAACAGGTGGATCAGTTGTTATAAGAAAAACATTTTCTGTTAATATTAGTAGTGGTAGATTAGAAACTCCTGTTCCTACGTTAGATACACTTGAGAGTTTCCAACCATTTAGTGCAAAAAGATATTCTTTGATTGGTGCAGATGGTAAGACTCATGAATTAACATCAGACCAATTTGATTTTGGATCTGGAAATACTTGTCAGATTCGTGGTTTAGTTGATCCTCCTGCTGCAAATAAAGGTGCAACTTTGATTGCTACTATCAAAAAGCAAAAACCAAAAGCAAAACAAAAAATAAGAAATGCTGTTAAGTCTTTAGTTGTTAATTATTCTAAAGATGCTGCTTCTGGAATTGGAACTACAACATTAAATGATGGATTAACTTATGGTTCTTATCCATATGGAACAAGGGTTCAGGATAAGAATATTTCTCTAAATGATGCTGATATTATAGAAGTATTGTCAATATACGAATCTGCTGATACTAGTGATCCATCAGCACCTAAAATTACTCTTTCTTCTATTGTTACCCAATCAACTACAACTAATGAGTTGATAATTGGTGAACAATTAATTGGGCAAAATAGTGATGCTGTTGCTATAGTGGCAGAAAAACCAAGTGATAGTCAAATTACTGCAATTTATCAAAATGAGCATTTATTTAAAGAGGGAGAAACTGTAAGTTTTCAAGAGTCTGGTTCTAGTGCAATAGTTTCTACTTTAGATTCTCCAAGTTTTGATATATCTCCCAATTTCACATTTGTAGATGGTCAACAATCAACTATTTACAATATAGGTAAAATTAGAAGAAAATCTGATTCAAATTCTCCTTCTAAAAAAATAAAAATATATTATTCTAATGGATCTTTTGATGCTGGTGATAATGGTGATTTTATAACTGTTAATTCTTATGATCAATATGATTATGGTATAGATATTCCAAAAATTGATGATATTTCCAACTCAGATATAATTGATATTAGACCAAGGGCAAGTCAAGTTTCTTCTGTTGCGGAAGGTGCTAGATCTCCTTTAGAATTTAAAGGAAGAAACTTTAATGCATCTGGAAATTCTGCACCTAATATTTTAGCATCTGATGAATCAATATTAATTGATTTTTCATTCTTCCTCGGAAGGATTGATAGGATATTCTTAAGTAAAGATGGACAATTCCAAATAAAGTATGGAGATCCTGCAGAAGATCCACAAAAACCAGTTCCAGTTGATAATGCTATTGAAATAGCAACTGTTAGACTTCCACCCTACCTTTATAATGTTGCTGGAGCACAGATTGATTTCTTAGATCGTAAGAGATTTACGATGCAAGATATCAAAAATCTTGAGAATAGAATCAAAAATCTTGAGTATTATACAACTCTTTCTTTATTAGAGACCAATACAGCAAATATGTTTATTGCTGATGGTGATGGATTGAATAGATTTAAGTCTGGTTTCTTTGTTGACAACTTTACTGGATTCAAAACTCAAGAGCAAGGAACTCCTATTAACAATAGTATTGATGTAAAGAATAAAGAATTACGTCCAAGACATTATACAAATTCTGTTGATTTAATTTTTGGTCCTGTTGTGGGTAGAGATCCTAATGATGATCTTAATTTTACAACTATTGAAGGAATTAATGTAAGAAAGAAAACTGATGTTATAACTTTAGATTATTCTGAAGTTGAATGGTTGAAGCAAAGCTTTGCTACTAGATCTGAAAGTGTTACTCCTTTCTTAATTAGTTTCTGGCAAGGAACTATGGAGATTACTCCATCTTCCGATACTTGGGTAGATACTGCTAGATTAGAACCTAAAATTATTAATGTTGAAGGTGATTATACTTCTGTTTATAATAGAATGGTTGATAATGGTGAGATAGACGAACAGACTGGATTTGGACCAGTAACATGGGGTTCGTGGCAGACTACATGGACAGGAACAACAACTAATGATACTACAAGAGATACTGTTATTTCTAATGAAACTCGTGTCTTTGGAATGGGTGGTTGGATTAATAACTTTAGTGGAGGATTTGGAAACCCTGCTAGAAGAATTAGAGAAACAGTTAATCGTGTAGATAGAGAAACTGTAAGAACAACAACCCAACAAGGTGTTGAGAATAGAACGGGTACTCAAACATTAGTTACTGAATCTTTTGAAAGAACATCTGTTGGTGATAGAGTTGTAAGTAGAGATCTTATTCCATTTATGAGATCTAGGAATGTTGAATTTATTGCTAAGAGACTTAAACCTTTAACTAAACTTTATGCTTTCTTTGATAACCAAGATGTCACTAAGTATTGTGTGCCTAAGATCCTTCAAATTTCTATGGCATCTGGATCTTTCCAGGTTGGTGAAAAGGTTGTTGGTCAAGTTGTAACAACGGGCCTTAGTCAAATAACTAATCGTAGTTCAGCTGAAATTACATTCAGAGTAGCACAGTCAAATCATAAAGAAGGACCATATAATGCTCCTACTAAGGTTTTTTCACAAAACCCTTATACAAATCAAAGTTTCCCTGCATCTTATTCATCCACTTCTACTGTATTGAATGTAGATACATTCTCATTATCTAATGAGCCAGAAGGATCTTACTTTGGTTGGGTTCAACAGGGAATGGTTTTAAGAGGTCACTCTAGTGGAGCAATTGCAACTATTGATGAAGTTCAACTTCTTTCAGATATTGGTGCATTCTGTGGTGGGTCTTTCTATATTCCTAATCCTAATAATATTAGTTTCCCAAGATTTGAAACAGGAAGTAAAGTTCTTACATTAACTAATGATCCTGAAAATAATTCTGATAATGCTACAACTATTACTGATGAAACATTTACATCTTCTGGAACATTAGAATCAGTTCAAGAAAATATTATTTCTGTTAGAAATGCGAGAATAGAACAGAGACAATCATTCCAAGACAGAAATGTTAACAGAAGTCTTGGAACCGAAGTTGTGGGAAGCAGTACTATAGCAAATAACTCAACTCAAGAAATTATTGGATGGTATGACCCTCTTGCACAGTCGTTCTTAGTTGAGGATGCTGGTGGAATATTCGTTACTAAGTGTGATGTCTTCTTTAGAACTAAAGATGATATGGATATACCTGTGGTATTCCAAATTAGATCTATGAAGAATGGATTACCAACACAACATGTACTTCCTTTCTCTGAAATTGTATTAGACCCTGCACAAGTTAATACTTCAGCAGATGGATCTATAGCAACAACAGTTGAATTTAAAGCACCTGTTTATCTTGAGGGTGATAATACTGAATATGCAGTTGCTTTAGCATCTAACTCCACTAAGTATAGTGTTTATATTTCAAGAATTGGTGAAAGTGATCTTCTTACTGATACCTTTATTTCTAACCAACCGTACTTAGGTTCTCTCTTTAAGTCTCAAAATGCTTCTACATGGGAACCAAGTCAATGGGAAGATTTGAAATTTACTATGTATAGAGCAGAATTTGAGACTGCAGGTACTGTCGAATTTTATAATCCAGAATTAACTCAAGGGAATAATCAAATTCCTACATTAGCACCAGATTCAATAATTGTAAATTCTAGAAAAATAAGAGTTGGTCTTGGAACAACTGTTGGTGATAGTTATGAAATGGGTAACACCATTATTCAAGGTGGGACTATGGCAGAAGGTAATATTGTAGGTGCTGGTGGATCTATCATTCCTGCTGGTTTGAGTATTACTAATCCTGGTATTGGATATACACCTCTTGATGGTAATCAATCATTTAATAGTGTAAATCTAGTTACAATTACTGGTACTGGAAAAGGAGCAGTTGCTAATGTTTACATGAATAATGGAGTAGCAGCTGCTGCTACTATCACTAACGGTGGAACAGGATACTCTGTAGGTGATGTTCTTGGTATAACAACTATCGGACTTTCTACTGGTGGTAATGGAACTGTTGGACGTAATGCTAAATTTAGTATTACTGGTATTGGAATGACCAACGAATTGACTATTGATAATGTTCAAGGTGAATTTGTTGTTGGTACTGCTAATACTCTCTTCTATACAAATAGTTCTGGAATTAAAACTGAACTTGGATTTGCTAATGGTGGAGATGTGCAGATTAGTTCAATAGATGTAGAATCTAATGGATTGCATTTTAAGGTTAATCATAAAAATCATGGAATGTATTCCACTCAGAATTTAGTTAAGATATCTGGTGCTCAGTCTGATGTTAAACCATCTAAGTTGAGTATTGCATTAGAAACTAATAATGAAACTACCATAAGTGTTGATGATGGTTCTGTCTATGAAAACTTTGAAAATGTTGGAGTTGGAACAACTAATGTTGGATTAGTTAAAATTGGAAAAGAAATTATCAAGTATACTAATGTTACTGGTAATGTAATTACCATCTCTGCTAGAGGAGATGATAAGATTAATTATGAAGTTGGAACACCTGTTTATAAATATGAACTTGGTGGAGTTAATTTAGCAAGATTTAATAGAACACATGGATTATCAACTTCAACATCTACATCACCATCTGGATCAATTGGATTTGATTTCTATCATGCTGAACTTGATTTGATAAATGTAGATAATCTTAATGGTATAACAAATAACTCTACCACAGACAGAAGAACTGATGTTGGATTCCCCAAACTTTACTTAAATCAAACTAAGTCTTGTGGTGGATATGAAATAAAGGCAACACAAAATATGCCATTTGAAGTTATTACTCCAATAGTTCATAATGTTACCACTACTGGAACCACTTTAGGATGTGAAGTTAGAACTACTTCTTCAACAAGTATTAGTGGAGATGAAAATTCTTATCTTGATGCAGGATTTGAATCAATTGCAATAGGTGAACCAAACTATCTTGATACTCCAAGAGCAGTTTATTCAAAAGTTAATGAAGATGAAAAATTAGATCAAGTTGAAGGTAATAAGTCTCTACAAATGAGATTAACTCTTGGAACTACTAATCCTAAAGTAAGTCCTGTAATTGATGCTCAACGAGTAAGTACTATTCTTACTAATAATAGGGTTAATAGTGTGGTTAGTAATTATGCAACAGATAGTAGAGTCAAGACTGTTACTGATGATCCTACTGCTTGCCAGTATATTACTAAAGAACTTCAGTTAGAAAATGCTGCTACATCAATTAAGATAATATTATCTGGTCACACGAATCCAGATGCGAATATTAGAGCATTCTATGCTGTTGGAAATGATACTGGATTTGAACCAATATTTACTCCTTTCCCAGGATATAATAATTTGAATAATAGGGGTAAAATTATTACACCCCAAAATAGTGATGGATTATCTGATTCATTAGTTACTCCATCTAGTCAATCTGGTTTTGGTGATAATGCAGCATTTAAAGAGTATACATTTAGTGCGGATTCTTTACCTTCATTTAGATATTATAGAATCAAACTCCTATTGACATCCACAAGTCAAGTATTTGTTCCAAAGGTTAAAGATTTGCGTGTAATGGCTCTTGCTTAATATGGAACATTACAATATTGAAGGACACTCGGATCTCGCAAGAGATCCCAATACGGGGACAATAGTTAATGTGAATTCTTTGGATTATCAATACTATATTTCATCCCGTAATGCAAAATTATCAAAAAATGAAAGAGTGGAATCTATGGAACAAGATCTTGCTAATTTAAAAGGTGAGATTGGTGAAATAAAATCTCTATTAAAGGAACTAGTAAATGGCAAGTAAAAATTTAACATTTGATCCATCAGCAGGTGTTCCATATGCTGCTAATCTGACCATTTATACGGGTACAGATTTTAAAACTACATTTACTGTAGTTGATACTTCTGATGTTGCCTTTGATTTTCAAGGATTAACTACTACTTCAGTTTGGAGTGGTTCTGCTCAGATGCAGAAAAGTGCAGGTGTAGCAGCTACAACAGTTGCAGCAGGAACTTTTAGTGTAGGATTTACAAGTGCTGGTGGTGGTATATTTGACATCTCTATGGGGTCAACAGCAACCACAAGTCTTTCAGAAGGAAGATATGAATATAACGTTTTAGTAAGTTCTGGAGCATCAATTTACAATATAGTAAATGGAAATATTCTAGTTTATACTGGCATAGCTTCCGCACCATAAATATATTCAGGGGTAATTGTATAAATGGCATCTCCATCAAATAGGACAGAATTTGTAAACTATTGCAAAAGGCAACTGGGTGCTCCAGTGCTGGAAATTAATATTGCTGATGAACAAGTTGAAGACGTAATAGATGACGCAGTTCAATACTTTCAAGAAAGACATTTTGATGGTGTTGCACAAGCATATCTTAAATATAAAATAACTCAAGATGATATTGATCGGGGCAGAGCTTCGATGGAAACTAATAAAAAACAAACTGGAATAACAACTACAACGGCAACTGCAGATATTGCTGGAACAGATACAACTTTTAGTTATTATGAGAATAGTAACTTTTTACAAATTCCTCCTGCAGTT